TAAGAAGCGGTCGCGAATGGAGGAACTGGATTCCGCTTCTAACCGAATCTTTTCCCTTTCTTGCTCCGTGAGTATTGAATCCGTGTCCATGTATCTCGTCGATGCTCTTGGGTTCTGCGGAGTCACACACGACAACATCTGATCTATCAACCGAATTATCTCGGAGCACTTTTGCGATGTCCGAATTAGTAAGGCGTGTCGCGTAGCAGAGCTCGTCGACGGCGAATGAATGTCCGTCGGTGTAGACTCGGACGATGGCTGTCGGGTCTGCGGTGTACCCGAAGTCAAGCCCGATGTTGAGGAGTTTGTATTCATTTGGTATCTGGTTTATTTCTTTCCAATGGGTGAAGATGGTCGCTCTTGAGGTACCTCGCTCTCCGAGTCCGTAGACCCTCCAAAAGTTTTCGTCGGCTTCTTTGAAGCGTTCGATTTCCAAGAGTACACTTTCAGGAAGGAACGGGTTATCCTTGTACGTCGTTTTAAAGAAGTCGCAATCATCGCGGTCTGGTAATTCGTAGAGCCAATGAAACTCGTCGGAGGGGTTAAAGTCTACAATGATTCGTCCCGTCGTCCGGAGTATAAGTTGCCTCCAGTCTTCGAGGGTTATCTCGTTAGCTTCATTGATGAAGAGAACGTCCCTCTTGCGCCCTCTTACTTTTTGCGGTTGATCCACCGAAATAAACTCCACGAGGTTTCCAAAGAGTAGATAAGTAGCTTCAGACTTGTTGTGGAGTTCGGGGTTATAGAGTCCTTCGTTTTCGAGTATCTCGAAGAAATCCCTCATAGCTGTTCCACGAAGAGCGGGGAATGTCTTCCGGCAAATGGTAACCACGAGACCGGAGTTCTTGTAGCAGAGTTCGATAAGGGCGGTGAGTATGGAGTACGTCTTGCCGGATCGCGTCCCGCCTTGATGTACCTGGATGCGCTTCTTTGAGTTCCTGACGTGGTAATATGTGGCGGGTAGTTTACTCATCGAGCCATGACAAAGGCTTCTTCTCTTGTACCTCTATCTCTTGTCGTTCGATGTATCCGCGCTTCTTGCCTTTGGTCTTCAAGAAGAATATGGTAGCGGCGGGGTTGCCTTCTTTTACGAGCTTGTAAAGGTGAGATTCTGCGAAGTCGAGAACGCTTTCTTGTATTGAGTCAACGGCTTTCTTATACTCTTCATCATCCTTCATCCAGTTGTAGTGAGTGCCTCGTGAGATACCTACCGCCTTGACAGCGGTTGAAACGATACCGAGAGACTTCTCAAGAGCCTCAATCATTGCTTCCTTTTTATGGCTGTTTAAACCGTCTAATTTTACCGCTTCCATTATTTACCGCATAATTCACATTTAACTTTCTCCTCTTTCTCTTCTACCTCTTCCGTTGGGTTCCATACATCAAGACCCCATTCTTCTAATTCGGTTGCGTCCCATTCATTCGCGAGAATATCCCAATCCCACTCCCCGAAGCCGACGTTATCTTTTATGATGAATTCGTTTGCTTTGCTTTCTTCCCATGAAGCGACGTAGACAGGAACCTCGTTTAATCCTACCGCTTTACAAGCCTTGAGCCTCATGTTACCACCGAGGACGACCTTATCGGGGTTGACTACGATGGGTCTCGCTTCGAGCATCTCCGGGAACGTCTGGATGCTTCGAACGAGTTTCTCGAATTTGTCTTCTCTAATCGTCCGCGGGTTGTTCGGGTTCTCCGAGATCTCCGAGAGCTTCATGAGCTTGAACGATGACGGCTTCAAGGGTTTGTCTGAATTCGACATTGTGAACAGCTAAAGTTAGAAGGAGAGTCGCGGGATCTTCCCCCATGTGTAAACGGACTACTTGACTATTCTCCGTGATGAGGAGATAGTTCTTTGAGTGGAGGAGGGCTTTTCTCGCGTTTCTCATTGTGAATCTTTCTGTCGCAAAATAAGCAAGATTCCGAGCAATAAAAACGAAGCTATTACAATTCCGATTTCGTCTGTTATCATCCTTGTATGATTTTACCTTCTACATCTTGGGCGACTGTTTCGAGCCATTCGCGGTCGTACCACGTCATATTGAGCTCTCTGCGGTGGAGTATCTTGAGTCCGTTGATATAGCCCTTGTTGTAGTATACGCTCTCCTCGAACTTCTCTTTCTTGGGTTGCTTCATAAACTCCCGAATGTTCTTTGCGATTTCTTCGCGCTCTTCTTTTGTGTAGCTCATTTCTCTGAATCGTTTAATAGTTTTTGGAGTTCGCCTAACATCCTTCGGTTACAACTTGAGCAAGATGAAGCGGGGGTATTCGTTCCCGTCGCTTTGGAATAGATGCGTGCGAGGTCTCCGTTAGTTGCTTGTTTTGGGTTTTCTAGTAAGTTTCTAATTTCGGTTAAGTCGGTCTCTTTGATTTCGGCTTCCCATTTACCCAGGGGGCATGAGGCAACCTTAAGGCGTGTCTTCGTCGGCATATGGCACCCGCACAATTTGGAATCGGTGAAGGCTTCCGTTACGAGGTCTCCGCAACTCATGGTCGACTTAACGAAGTGCTCGCACGATTTACAGATATTGAGTCTATCAGTCCTCTTTTGTCCGGTTACGAAGAACATCTTTTAAGGTTTTTCGGGTGAGGTGTAGTGAGCGATAAAGGGTTGATTCTCCAATCCCAGACCGTCGAGATACGTCAGCCATATTCCATCCTTGCAAGTACAGAGAGAACACTGTTCTATCGAACCATCCGAGGCGGTCGAGGATGAGCTGCATCTGTTCTCTTTGGACGGCTTTCGTCCAGTCGTTTTCGTTTGTCGTTTCGTCGGGTTCTTGGTCATAGACTTTGTAGATTTCTTTAAATTTTCCGCGTGTTGCTTCGAAGTACATCGCTTTTACAAAGTATCCCGTCGCGGTTTCATTCTCTCCGTTGGGGAATCGTTTGTCGATGCATCTCAAATATACATGGTGCACAAGGTCGGAAGGATCGTCCGTCCACCGCTTCGCGATACGAACGAGTTTTGAATAGTTCTTTGTCAAGAACTCATTCCATTCCTCTTTGTGCTTTAATCTCATTGACCTTTTGACGATAGTAACGAACTTTCTCTTCTAACTCCGCGACCGTCCATTTCTTATTTTGGTTGCTTTCAAGGAGGATTCTCTCTGCCGTTCCTTCTCCGTATTGCGCATCTAGGTTCTTTCCGAAGACGTATTGTTGCCCTCCGTTCATGTTACATTGCTTGCACTGAAATTGACAGTTCTCTTCCATCCATCGCGTTGCGAGTTTTGCCCGCGTGATGAAGTGCCCGCAATCAACCTCCTTCCAATGGCGCAAGCGTCCGCAAGTATAACACTCTCCCCAGCCTTCTTCGTTGCATCCGCGAAGACGGATATACTGAGAGAAGATACTGTCAAGTTTCGCTTTCGTCTTCGCTATTCCCATTCTTTCCCGGTATCAAAAAGGGGTTGTTCTTTAATCTCCAAGCGAGCTTCGCCGCTTCTGCATCGTATTCGGGGACGTTCGTTGGATCGTCCGTACCTCTTAAAACTTGCTGGTGTTGTCGCTCAAGTATCGGGGCGCGTTCCTCCTCGTGCTTGATTAAGCACTCTCTGAACTCTTGAATCTTGAGCCTCTCGTAAAACTTGCCGTAGTGACCTTGTTTCATTCGGTCGCAAACTAATCGAAACTCCTCCAATTTCAAAACGGGGAATACCTCGAATATCATCTCCGCACAAAGCGCAACGTCTTCGAAGCTCTGGAGCGTCTTCTTTGCGTCGATGAAGTCGACCGTCTTCTTTATGAGCTCGATAATTTCGGTTCGCGTCTTTTCTGGGTAGCATCGAAGCGCGGTCTTTATGTTCGTACCGTGCTCCCAACACTCTTCCGGCGTGCACTTAAAGAGTCCCGTACTTGAGATAATTTGCAAGCTGTTCTCTGTCTGGAGCTTTTGGAGTTCCCTTCTTTTCTCTAGGGAAGATTCCTTGCCACTGGTTCGCGATAGCGAGTTGGATTGATTCGATTGCGTGTTGTTCATCTCCGTTTGTTTCGTTGTAAAGTTTATGAAGCGCGGCGAGTTCTCCGCGATGAGTGTAGTTTTTGATTCGGCGTTCTTTGCGGTCGGCTTTCCATTCATTCCAAATATCTTCAAATTCTTTTGAATCCCAAGGGAGATGAATCTCCCCTTTTTTAATATGTTCTTTAGATTGTTCTTTCATTGTATTAATAGAGGTATCATTTGATCGGGCTGCCCGATCATTTTTTTCCCCCTGCCCGATCATTTTTTTCGGTCTGCCCGTAAAAATTTTACGGTCTGCCTGATAGGTTACTTTCCTCTTTCGACCATCAAACTCGATTTTGATGAACCCAAGTCCTTCCAATTTTTTGAGTGCCCTGGAGATGGTCGGTCGTGAAATCTTGTACTCTTCTTGTATCGTCTCGTTGGTTTTATAGAAGCTCTTACCGTCACCAGTAAACGAATCGATTTCAGCGAGTAAAGCCTTCTCGATGAGTGTCAAGTCAGGATGTAACCAAATAGATCGGTCAATCCAAATGCCTTTAAATTCTCTGTCCATGCGTCAAAGATTAAAAAAAAGAGGGAGTCATTCGACCCCCTCCCTTTCACATATCAACACCTCTTCGACGATTTCTGCGAA